GTAATTTGCACCCACTGCTCCGCATCGGTTGCCACCACATAAATAAGATCATTAACAAAAATTACATCGGCTAAATCTGCAAAATAACCGGATGTTAAAACTGTTGATAAGTTATCGTCAGCGGTGCTATAGGATGCGCGTGCCGTAGGTTTATCGCTAAAACTCGCACTAATTGGCGCATAATTTTCTTTCTTAAAAGCCATGTTATTTCTCCTAAATTAGCTAATGCCTGCGGTTTCATCGCATGCGATTTTAACAATACCGGCATCTTGTAACGCTTTGCCGTCCCCAGACATTTTGGAAATAGTTAACCAACTTTGGCGGGTTGGATCCCAATCAATGGTTACAGTCGGATCTATAAAATACGCCATGCCTGCCGCACTTTGATGCCACGCAAAACATGTGCGGATATTGGCGGTTACGGGTAGACCCATATTGACGAGTGCCGGCGTGATACGATTGCCAAAAATGTGCCACGTAAAACCCATAAACGTATTTATTTCGCCATTTACTAGGGCTTTTATAGAATTGAAATCAATATCTGTAATTTCTGGAATACGCAACATTGCATTTAACTGATTAGCATGGACAGCCATATGACGGCTACCAGGGTCAACATTATTAGTATTTAGAACTGTGGCCGCAGTTAATATCTTAGACAACGTCATATTTGTACCGCCATCTACTATCAACTGCCCAGACGATGCGTTAAGTGCGTCAATGACAAACTTGTCTTCTCGGCGCGCCATAGCATTAGCATGCACCGTCGCAAGTGCAGTACGTTCAGACGCATTTACCGTTGACTGATCAAAAATATCGGTAGGAGTTGATAAAATATAATTCTTTTTGCTGGATGTTTTTGGGGTGTGATCAACATTGGTAGCCGGCACTTGTGATTGTGATGCGCCGCGTTCTTCCATGTCAGCTGCACCGATTAATTTCCATTCATACGCATTCCCGACAATGCCGCGGACAACTTGGACGGCATTAGAAATTAAACTGGTTTTAGCTTGATAAATATTAATAAACGTGTCGCTAAACTGCTTAGAGGCGACATTAGTCAATGGAGTAGTCATTTTTTTAAGCTCCGTGAAAAAAAAGTTTTTAATTTTTCTTACACGGGTGTCATAAGAGGATATGGCCGTGATTAGAAATTCCGTTCTAATCAGGCCATGGGAGGATGGGTATCCGATTGCCTAATAATTATAAGCAATTATTTTTTCAGATGTTTAACTAAATCTGATACAAATTTGATATAAAATTAATTCCTATAATGCTCGGCGTATTTTGCATCGACCATTTTTTGATAGTTTTGGTCTATTAAGTAACGTTTATCTGCCATCATTGCGGCTAAGTCCGATGGCGTGCTGGAACTTTTATTACCATTATTGCCAGGGATTGTTGGAAATTGGGATTGTTTCATCAAATATTTTAGCAACTGCACATTAGCCGCACTGTTTCCAAATTCTTTAGCTGTTTCTTGTAACTCAACCGGCAATCGATTTTGAATCCAGTCTTTTATTTCTTGGCGTTCGGTACTCCACTTTTCGCCCCCGAGTTTTTTAACTTCTTCAACAAGGTACGCTTTTTCTTCATTAGCCGCCGATTCCTGCACATACTTTTCATAGCGTGCATAGACCGATAATAATTTATTAAAAGAATCGTTGGACATATTAGATTCTTTTGCAAATACTTCAAAATCTTTAAACAATGGGTCTTCATGATCAAATTCAACCTCTTTTAATTCATCGGGTAATTTAACATCGTATTTTTCCGGCGCTCCTGAAAATGCGCCGAATCTTGTTGCAAGTTCTCCATGCGTTTTAACTAATTCGGGATATGCTTTAGCTTGCTCGGCCAGCGATTTATATTTTGTATCTATAAAATAGTCTGGTTTTTCACCTTGGCCGGCCACTCCTTCCGCCAGAAACCATGCATTATTATTTGCTGCTCCTTCGCCAACATTTAATAAATTAGCACCTTGCGAAGAGCCGCTATTAGCATTAGGGGCATTAGAATTTTGGGCACTACTTGCATTTGCATTATTTGCTTTAGACATTCGTATTTACCTCTTTTTGTATAGTTTGAAATGCGTGCGGATTTTTATGCAATTCAATAGCTTTAATAATATCCCGAATAAATGTGTTTTGACCTTCGCGAATACGTGCATAACTTTCCGGATAATTCGCGGGAGCAACGGGCGCCATCAAATAATTTTCCATCCAGTATTCTAATAATTGTTTTCCTTCGGGGGATTCAAAAAGCGTGTAAGTGAGTTGCGCTAATTCTTTTTGTAAAGCAATTGGGTCTTTATTATCTTTAAGCATTTTATTGCGCTCCTGGTTGTTGGGTTAATTGAGGATTCGGTTGCACCGTAGGTTGTTGACCTTGGACCGGCGTATTTTGCTGCTGAGATTGTTGAAAACGTTGAATCATTTCATTAAATGCCGCTAATATTTGTGATTGATTTTGCACCAGCGTTAAATTGACTTTCATTTTTTCCGCTAACCATTCAGGCACTTGCGGCGCATTGATTGCGAGTACTGCATAAGGACCATATAAAGATTGCAGATTTTGCGCCCATCCTAAAAATTGCTGTACGTCTTGCTGATCTTGTAAGTCAATTAAAGGCGACTGATATTTAATTGTGATGCGTTTATTATCAATCGTTAAAGGCGGCATCAATCCCTTGTTATTTAAAATCATGAGTACTTTATCAATGACTGGATCAAGTAATTCAATTGTTAAGCGTCCGAAGGAGGCGGCATTTTTCCGTAACCAATTTTGCTGCCTAATTGAAACTTCTGTTGCTGTTTGTGACGGACCTTGGCCGGGAGGCATTAATGGATCAGCGAACATGATATCTTTAACTTGGTTTTGTAGACTCTGAATAGATAATTGTGCAAATTGTGGATTGCCTCCCATATCTAATTTTTGGATAGGAGGGTTATTAAGATATGCAGGCTCAATAGGAATGACAGACCCAGGTTCAAATAATGTTGTGTACGGGTTGAAAATTCCTGCACTCGCCGCCATTAAGATCGGGAATGCCTGAAATTTAGCCGCCTTTAATTCAAACTCACTCATTTTATTCAAGACACGAATAAACGGTAGTGCAGTTAAAACGGGACCGCGTCCTAATATTTCACCTGGCGATCGAGAAAACCTAAAACCAATCCAGGGGCTATATTTCATAAAACGCTTTACGATTTCAGTTTGCTGCGCACATTCTGACACACAATAATAGTAGGGAGTTGGATTGTTATCATCTTGATCGCCATACTTGACCGTGGACTGGACTAACTTAATTAGTGTATCGGGCGCATTATTGATCGTGGTTTGTAGATCCTGCGTTAACTGCGCATCGGGCCACATCTCTAAAATTCGGCGTGCTGGCACTTCTAAGTCATGCCAATAATTTTCAAGGGTGCCAGTCGCGCCCTCTTCCACAGCAATTTGATCAATTGGAATAGACTGAAAAATTAAAGGATTATCCGGCGGTCCCTCATTGATTAAAATGACACCTAAACTAATCGCCATATCTTGCAATGCTTCATTCGCCGCAAGCGCAAAATTAGATTGATCTAAATACCTAAAAAAAGTCTCACTCGTGAATTGCAACGCTTGCTTGAGTTGTTGTTCTGAAATGTTTTTATTGCGTGCATACAATTGCCACTGCGGCCCTGGTACAAATTCCATCCAACGCTGGAATGGGGGCATTAATAAATATTGCAGATTACTAGCAAAGTTTTGCGTGCCTTCGATCGCTGTAGCATCGAACACAGTCTGCATCCGATCGCTTCCAGTAGTTAAATTTGAAAAATCATCCCGTGTCGGCAACGCATAGCGGTAAGCTTCTTCTAAAATTCCTTGCCACTTGTCGCGCCGCGATTTAGCATTCTGATAACGCGCCCAGCGTATTTTTGCATCTTCCATCTTAGCCGCCGCCTAAAAGTTGCGTTAAATTATCTGTGGATTGACCAAACAAACTTTGACCGCCCGTCGAACGCCGAATTGCATTAATGCGCTGCTGTTGTAATTGGGCTTCTTTTTGTTTTTCTTCTGCCTGTTGCTGCTGTAATTCTTGATCAATTTGTTGCTGTTCAGCTTGCTGTTGTGCGTTCTGCCCGTCACCACCGCCCATATGAATAGACATTTTTTTTGCTCCTATACTAATTGCGTTACATCTAAAATAGTTTGGTCATACTGTTTTGTGCGTTGCATGCGAACCAGTTTTTTATAAAGTTGATACGGCGTAAATGCCAAGAATTTAACTCCTAGTACATACTTAGCGATCGATACACAATTGATCAAAGCGCAAAGCCGAATGCCCTGAGTGCGCTTATCTATGCGTTTAACTGTAACTTTTAATATCCTCACACCTTTTTTATTTAAAATATGTGGCACATCATCGGTAGGATTAAAATTCAATACCGAAAACTTTAAATACGAATCGGCGGGGTCAATTACATTCCAAAATTTATAGTTATCCCGCATCAAAATATAAACGTGTCCATATTCTTTTCTTAAAAAATACTTAAGAGGATGATTGCCCTCTCTAAACAATAACCAAATTTCTTTAGTTTGGGTTTGCGTCATACAGTCTCAGTACGCATAAATGTAAGTTTGGATTAGCGCAATCCATTGCTTTTAGGTGCTCCGTTTCCTCATCTGGGCTATTAACGACTATCAATCGATATTCCATGTTTGAAACCTGTACTAATTTCTCCAGTTTCTTTGCACGTGTTAATAGCGCAGACATTATTTAAGCAGAGAAGGTTTTTTCTTCTTTTTCATGCTGCGAAAAGTTAATGCTAACCGAGCCCGGGCACCGAGTTTGCCGCCTTTTTTAGCGGCTGCCTGTTCTTTTGCCAACGGTATTTTTTGGCCCATCGGTATACCGAGCTGCTTATGCAAAGCGCCTTTTTTAATGTTGGCTTTCTGAATCCACTTGCTTTTAGTAGCCACTTTTTTTCTTCGGTGGTTTTGGCATTTTGGATTTGCTTTTGCCTTTTTTCATAGTACGTGACATTGAGAAACTCCTATTAAGGTTTAATTTGCGCCTCTAAACGCTCCACAAGTGCCTTAAGTTCGGTAATTTCTTCGACCGCTGCACTCTTAGCGATTGAATTTGTTAAAACTTCTGCTTCCTCAATACTGATTTCAGCTTCCGCTACCATGGTATGAACAACTTGCGTTAAGTCGTTGTATGAGATTTCTTTAGCTTTGAACTGTTTTAATGCTTCTCCGAAGCGTTCTAAGCGCCGTGGACGCTTTAATGAGTATTCTGCGGGATCACGACGTTCTAAGGACCACGCGGCGGCTTGCCAGTTTTCAGCGTGCGACATTGCGTTAGTGATCATATCCTGGCAATAGGCTAAATGTTGAGCTTTAGCAAACAGAATTTGCCGCTCAAACTCGGCATATTCTTCCTCACCTTCTTTAGCTTTTTTAAGCCAATCGTAATAAGCACTTTGAGAAATACCAGCATAAGCACAAGCTACGATATTGCTATAGCCGCGCACAAATGCATCACAAAAAATGCGCATTATTTCTTCATTTAATTTTCCGGCTGCCCCAACTAGATTCATTATTTAATAACCATTTTAATTTTAAGGTTCATATGGATATTCCGCCGTACGCATCATCTCAGCCAATCTAAATGCACGCTTTTTAACTTGTGTAGCCCATTTACTACTTAACATTTCTTCGGCTGCTTTAACGTAATCTTTATCTTTCAAGGCTTTGATCATCTTTTTAAAACCCAATAACCGGGGCAATCCTAAATTAAATGCCATGTTTAAAATTACATCTTCGCGCACTTCATCTAATTCTTGATACCATTCCAACTTAATCAATTCAGCGTTTAAACTATCAAGATCATTATGCATTAAGTAAAGGGCTTCATCTTCTGAAATGCCGTTATCGTCCAGATTACGCCCTACGCCGATAGTTAATTTTCCTACTGTGTCGTTATAGGGTTTTAATTTCATCCCCTCGTCTTCAATCAGCATGTCCTCAGCGCGGCTCATTGTCGTACTATCCTCGTTTTATCTACTAAAAAAATATTGATATCTCGCACATCTTGTTTTAGTTCTAGTATTGAATTTGTTAAATTAGTTATCTTCTCATTTTGAACGTCATTATCTTTACGCAATTCCGAAAATCCGAAAAAAGCCACCGCAATAGGATTGAAAACTGCAAATATTAACCCCAGCGTTTTTGCGTTTTCCATCCACGATTTAGGTTTATTTTTCATAGTTATGCCGCGAAATATCTATACGCTGCCGGCTCAGTAAGAATCGAAGTAGCCGCCCCAAATGCTGTACCATCGCTGGCTTGGAAATATATTAATCCCCCTGTGTCAATAACATAACGTGCTAATATTCTTCCGCCCCCACTTAAAATAACATCACTTTGATAAGTATGGGCAAGTACACTTCGGAATCGCGCGGGAATAGCTGTATTAGATTGCATTGCAGACGTTTGATTTGATACTACTGAAATAGCATTAAGTTCTACCGTAACTTCATTATTAATGCGCAGGAGCGAAATGCTGACACTTCCAGACGTAGCGCCACCCCACGCGAATGTACTAGCAGTAGTGGTGTTTTCATACAAATAAATACATTTAAAAACATTCGTGTCAATTTTTCGTAACGTAAATATTCCGCTATCACCAACAGTTGGCGAAAAACCATTTAATGTTACGCCTCCCTCAAGCGCAATTGTCACTAATTGATTGCCCGTAGCGTTTTCTATATAGAATTCTGACCCTACGGCAATAGGCTCACTCGTATTATTTGGCAGCGTAATTGTCGTA